CTTGCGCCATTGGCTGGTGCTGCCATTGTCTTTCAATGCACTGCTCATCAGTAGTAATTCCTTTCCTGATGAAATGCCCACGCCTTGCATGGCGTTTGATAACGGTTTGTTATGTATCTGATTGAAGCGTCTATTTGTCTGAATGGGTCAAGGTCACGATAGTGCTTCGATCTCATTTGCCCCAGTCCGTAGTGACTGCCATTGCGTGCAGTGTATGACCAACGTGATTCCTTTGTGATGATCTTATTGAAACACTGGAATTCTTTATAGTCCAACAATCTCGAATGAGCATAGAGTTTCAAATGGTCTACCGAATAAGCAGCTGCTTGAGCAGGGTTAGCCCCTAACGGTGCGCTGAAGCCAGTGATTAACAACAACATTTGAAGTCTTTTTTTATTTGTCTTTTTCTTTTCAAGATTATTTGAAAGAACTTCATTCTGTGTTTTACCCATTAAATGCTGGGTGTTGTTGTATGCGTCCAGCGTACACCCCCTCGTCAAGCGTTGAATAACTTTACGCATGGGCTTGGGCGTGTCCCACAGGGTTTTTGCACCTGTGGAGAACTTCTGTGGATAACTATTCATCTGACACGACCTATTCCGTGTAAGGCTTTGATGTTGTCCTCACCAATTGCCCACATAGAACAACGCCAACGGTGTTTGATTAAATCACCGCTACGTGTCACAAATGACATGTTTGCTGGCAAGTACGCCACCGCAGCTGGTGATTCCCATAATCTATTGACCCAACGGCCATTGCTGCTCAACGGTACAAGACAAATGCCATTGCCATGTTCTAAGAATTTGTCGATCCATGGTGTTATCTTGCTGAAAGGTGGGTTCATGTAAATTTTGCCTTCCCAGGGCAACGCCAAACCGTTATCTTCAATTGTGTATTTGCGTTTGGCGGGCGTTGTGATGAATTCACTATGACCTGAAGCAACGTCCAAATCAAATTCTGTGTTTAACGCGTCAAACACCCATTTCGGTGTGTAGCACTCGTCATTGTTTGGTTTATCAAGCATCTTTTCCCCAACCCTTACCCTTGAACGAAATGCCTGGTGCTGAATACAAACGATTCATTGCCTGCCCGCAGCAGATTGGGTTTCTTTCTTCATGGATACTTCGATCCACTTCAACACTGATTTGGCACACCTTGCATTCAAACTCATAGATTGGCATTTGAACTCCCTATCTGTGCAACCCCCATAATTTCGCACTTGGTGCATTGAATCACTTCCACACCGTCGGGCAGGTTGTCGGTTATCTTGTGAATTAACTGAGTTGTTACCTTCTTGCATTTCCTGCATTCAAATTGCACTTTGTCCATAATTCGATTTCCTCAAATTCTCGATTGGCTGAAGATTGATTTGGGTCACCCACCAGTTGGGTTGCTTTGAATGGCGGTACTTTGGGCGCTGGGCGATCGCAATTGGTATCCAACCAGCAATGAAATAGTGCGGCGCTTGACCTGTAACCAAAACGGCAATGTCGGTTGGTCTGTCATATTCGTGGACAATCAGCTGCCCTGCAACGTACTTCGTCCAGCGCACCTCGATCGCATTGCCTACGTCAGCCTTGATTTTGAACTTGTTTTCGTAAGGGTCAAACGGAAGATTGAAATACTTGGCAACAACCCATTCACTGCCGATCGCTTCAGCAGATTCAACCAGGTATTCAAACGTCGCCAGGTCTTTCTGATAGCGCTGCGGGTTGTCTGTGCCTTTGGTTGATTCTGCCGTCAGTTTTACCGCAGCCAACATGCACACCATTTGCTCATCATGAGTCAAGGTCATTTTCATCTGCAACCCGCACAAAACCAAATAATCTTTTCGTTTCGGTCATAGCCTTTTTGGTAACCAAACGCATCAAACTTTGTCAGCATTGAACACTTGTCGCATTGTTCGACTTTGTATTCGGCGATAATCTCACCGTTTTCCATGAGTTTTGCCGTCATGGTTTGCGGATAAATGATCTCAATAAAGTCGCTCATACTTGTGGCTTCCATTTTCCGTCACTTGCTAGAACGTACCAACGCGGTGTGCATTGCGTTGCTTTTGTGCGTTCAGTGCAGAAATACCCGCCCCATTGCTTCGGTGCGCCTTCGTGTGCTTGCTTCCACACCATGTGACCGTGCTTGCACTGCGGTGCTTCCTGCACCAATTGCCCGCCCAATTGCTTGGCGATTTCGTCCATTGATGAACCCAATGACGGCACGCCTGATTGCTCCGCTTCAGCTGCGGTTTTGTAACTTGGCACGTCACCAAATTTGGTTGTCCAATAATCTGTTGAATCAGCGTTGGCGACTTTTGCGGGTGTGCGTTCAACCTGTTCCATAATTTCTTTGGTGCTTCGTTCAGCACCGCCCATGACAAGTTGTTGAACTCTCATAATTGCGCTGGTGACTGTATCTTCGACAAACCAGCGTTTCATGTTTTGTTGGTATGCGCCTTGATAGCCGTATGCATAATCAATGCCCGCTGGAATCATGTCGTTTTCACGATAGGCACGGGCTTCAACTAGGACATAACCCTTTTCCGCACTGAATTCAACAATGCGTGTTTCAATGCGTCCGTTTGGATAAGTTGCCAACCAGCGTTCTAGGCGTTCGCGGCTTGCTTCATAGTTGTCCAGGAATCCCATTATTTGACCGCCTTATTTGCTATGTGGCGAACCATTGCTTTACGACGTGCTATGCCTTCGCGCTTACCTTCTTTGAAGCCTTTGGCATAACCAGCAGCGGCTGAAATCACCATAAGAATGATTGCCAGCACCAAACGCCCTAAGGTTTCAGGGTCTAATAGATCAAGTACCATTTTTGAATTCTCCCGATTCTCGGCGGTAACGACTACCACCTGACATCAGGGTGACGCATGATCGGCGCGCGGTCAAGAACCTTGCGTGTTTGTCGGCGTGTCCCCGGGCTTTGGCTTCGATTTCAGTCCGTTGCCAGCAAGCACACCGCCCAGCGAACCAGTCAAGAAAATCGCTAGGGTTTTCAATAGATCAATAAATGCTGCGTCGTTGGGCGCTTGTGCCCCAATTGGTTGTGTCACGAAAATCAATGCGTATGTGATGCCCAGGGTTACTATTAAAAACACCGCTGCAAGTGTTGCGCCAATTATCAAAATCAGCTGCGCATGTATTTCTTCGGGCGTTTTACGGCGTAAAGGTTTGTTTCGATTCAATTCCAAGTATGTCGTCAGTGCATGTTCCAGTCGGGACGCATTGCGGTTTCTGACATTTTGCTTTTGACCAGTTGTCGAATTCTTGGCACTCATAACGAATCCAGCCCTGATAACCGCACGCCGTGAGACTTAGCGAAATGCCCAACGCTAAGCCCACGGCAGCAAGTTTTCGGGCTACTTCCCCGTTAACCCGAAACTCTTATCCTGCGGGTTTAACCAACGCAAGATCACTGGTGCAACTGCTGCTACACCTGCCATTGCAAGGGTCTTAGGGTCAGTCACACCCGCCATGTATAACGCGAGCGCTGCTGCCATAAATGACCGCGCCCACGACGCTGCTAGGGCTTTGGCTTTGTCCATTTTTTCTCCTTCTTTGGCTTTGTTGCCGTTGTAGGTATTTCGATTGTTGGAAATTCGCCCTTGTACGGAACGAACTTTGGAATTCCAAAACCGACGATTTCCTTTCCTTCACCATATGACCGAACCTTCACCATTACCATTCCGCCATTGCGTTGGTCGCCTGTCCCGCTGGTGTTGCCTTCGATTGTCAAGCAAGTTTTGGAATCAATCAAGCCCACAACAATTCCAATGTGTGAAATGCGATCAACGCCGTCATGTGGGAAGTCCATGAATGCCAGGTAACCAAGTTGTGGCATACCTGACCAACGCTGAATCTCTTTGAATTTATGTGCCCCAATTGCAGTGCCGACAACTGAATGAATCTTCACGCCCGCCTGCGCTGCACACCAATTGACAAATGAACCGCACCACGGCAAACCGTCCGCCTTTGTAAATTTGCCGTACTTTGTCAGGTTGTCGCCTTCTTCAATTGTGCCGACTTCAGCTGCTGCGACTTCGATCAACCTGGCGTTTGTGCCCTGCGGGTAAGTCATTCGTCAGCAACCATTGGTGTGGATTGTTCCGCTTGCTGGCGGTCGTATTCTGACTTAGGCATAGAAGTAAATTCTCCGTT